CCCGTATGGAGCGTATCCGAGCGTCTGCCCCGTCATACGCCCAGTTTATTGCTGATACGGCAGGACTTGATGAGGAGGCTCGTGCAGTCTCCTTTGAGAAGTTCCTTGCTGACATCAAGGGTAAGCAGGACGAAGAGAAGGGTATTTCATCGGACGCTGGAACAAATGTTGTTAGTAAGCCAACGCTCAACACTCGCAAGGACTCAACGCCCACTGGAAAGCGGACGATTGCAGACATTGAAGAGGAGTTGAAGAAGTTGGGAAATCCCTTTCTAGGGATGTAATAGTTAAGTAAAGGAGCCACATCATGGCTTATGTAAATACTGGTACGACGAACTTTTCGGCTCTCGTCCAGGATCTCGTTCAGGCTAAGGCTGAGCAGGAACTTCGCGCTCGGTTGGTTCACGCCAACCCAGATGCCTACGTTCATGGTCGCTTTGTAAAGGGCACGAACCAGATTCGTTTCGCTCGCTATTCTGACCTCGGCGCAAATACCACGGTTCTTGGGGAAGGCGTTCCGCCAACCTCACAGAGCATGAGCATTTCGTCCGACGCATTCAGCGCATTGCAGTACGGTCAGACGCTCTCAATTACCGACCTCGCTCAGTTGGACTCGCCACACGACTTGATTTCAGTTGCTTCTGACCGCCTTGCGCGTCAGGCTGCTGAGACCATGGACCTTGTTGTGCGCGATGTTCTGGCTGCGGGAACCAATGTTCGGTACGCTCCAAACATTAACGCAAGCACTGGCGCTCAGACCGCAAACACCGCTCGTGGTACGATTACCGCGACGGCTCGTATTACGGGTGAGCAGGTAAAGAAGACGGTTGCTTCCCTCAAGGCAGCGAACGTCCCAGCCTTTGCCGACGGCACGTACCGCTGCATCATCCATCCATTCCAGGAGTACGATCTGATTTCAGATACGACTGCCAATGGTTGGCTTGAGGCTAACAAGTACGTGGACAATACCCCTCTCATCACTGGTGAGATTGGTAAGTTCGCTGGCGTTCGCTTTGTGGTCTCGTCAAGGGCTAAGGTCTTTACGGGCGCAAGCGGCGGCGCAAACGATGCTAACGTGTACTCAGCCCATTTCTTTGGTCCTGATTCGTACACCGTTGGTGACTCGCAGACTCTTCAGGCATACTTCACCGCCCCAGGCGGAGATCACTCCGACCCACTCGCTCAGATGGCGATTGCTGGTTGGAAGATGCGCTTCGGCGCGAAGTTGCTTGACCTTGCTGGTGCGAAGTACGTTCGTCTTGAGACGGGCGCAACGCTCGGCGCGTAGTAACTAGGAAGCGGGGGGCTGCTGGCGGGCAGCCCCTTGCGACCATAAGGAGATAGCATGGCAACTAGAGCAGATATCCGAATCCAGATTAGGCGAGAACTCCGTGACGTTGACGGGAATACTTGGCTTGATACAGAACTAAACGATCTGATCAATGCTGGGATCAATGCCGTATCTGACTTGTCGCCACGCGAAGCAGTTGAGACCGTAACGTGGACTGCTGCAGCATTAGGTTCACAGTTTGGTTTGCAAAAGATTGTTGACCCAACAACTACATTCCGAAACATCTTCAGGGTTGAGGTCCTTACCGTAGACGGAATGGTGTGGCAGACGTTGCCACCTGATAACGGAGAAGGATCTTCAAGCGGCTGGTCGTTCTGGCAGGGCAATGTCCGCCTACCAGAGAAGTACACTCTGCCAGTTAGTTACAACGGCGGGGGCTACGAGCAAGTAGTCGTTCGTATCTACGGCTACGCCGATCATACGTTGCTTGACAGCGACGCGACCGCGACAACCCTAACAACCCGTGAGCAGGATGCCGTCCGCGTCTTCTGCACGGCTGAGGCTCTCTCGCGACTGATGATCAACCGAGCAACCTTCCAGCAATGGCAGGTTTCTTCTGGTGCAAACAACGTTAGCATTAGCGAGTTGGCTGTACTGGCTAACAGCGCACGCTACCGATGGTCGCAGGAACGCGGCAAGTTGCGCAAGATGCGAAGAATTTCATGATTGATCTATCGCTGCCAGTCACTATTGAGGACGGTGCTGGTCATGCGCTAAATCTAAACTCCCTCGTGGGCGAGCAAAGTTTGGCTGGCGGCAGCGTGCCGCTTAGCGGATATCTTGTAGACGCGTTTACTTTTGGCGGATCTAACCCTGTCGGCTACGAGGAGTCTCGCTCTACTGATGACGGCGTAGACGCAACGGAAGCGTACGTGGGTCGCCGCATTCTGAATGCTGTGGTCTGGGTATATGGCGCTACCCGACTAGACTTGTACAATCGGATGCAGGTTCTTATCAACGCAATGCGCTTCTTGCCAAACCGATACATCCAGACAGACGGGTTTAGGAAGTTACAGTTTACAATGCTTACCCCAGATGTAACCAACTACCCACCTGACGGATCGCTGTCTGCGTACTGCGTTGTACGACCAGCACAGTTGCCTGCTATTCAGGTAGACAGCAGTACCATTACTGGCTCTGACGAACTAGGATACGCTAGTCGTATCTCGCTGTCGTGGCTGATGAAGTACCCCTTTAAGTACGCAAGTTCCCTAAACTCTCTGAATGTTCCGATTACTAATACCAATACCAACGTAGCAAACCATGGTGCGGCAGATGCTGATCCGCAACTTCTTATTACTGCGACTGGCAGCCAGACCACAGACGTTAAGATCACCGTTACTTTAAACGGTACACCGCTAGAACTGCTTGTAACCAAGACACTTGGCACCGACGGAAGCATTACCCGATCTATCCTAATTGACTTTAAAGATCAGGTTGTCTACACCCGCGAGCAAACAGGAAGTGTCATCTCTTCTATCCTGTCCCAGAATCTTATTGTCATTAACTCTGGTGCAACGTTTGGACAGATCCACCCGATGCGAGACTCAGACGATGGGGTAACGCCAACGGTTGTTAAGGTGCGCATCCAGAATTCTAGTACGCTTGCTGATATCACCACGGGGTACACGGCAACTTTGTCGTGGCGAGAAGCGTGGTTCTAGGTGGCAACGTCAACATTTAATACCAGCGTAACGGACGCGAGTGGCTATACAACTCTATCTGGAACGAGTCCTTCAAGGGTTGAAGCAAGTGATGCACCAGACTTCTGGAATGGCGTATACCGATCTAGCCCAGTAGGAGTTACTGAAAGCGGGGGTCTATCGTTTCGTTCTTTGATTAAGATCCCTATTGATTTCTCTACCCTTACTGGAGCGGTGCAAATCACTGGAGCGACACTTAAACTCCGATACTTTAACGTCAGCACCACACTAAACCAGTCTGCAAATACTGGATCGCGTACTGTAAACATCCACCGCTCGTTGGTTTCCTTTACGGAGTCTCCTGGGTCTGATCCAGGTACGGGGCTAGGATGGCAATCCTCTACTACCCAGAACTGGGACAAGAAACTCAAGACGGCAGGCACGCATTACGATGCTACTGTCATTGCAAGCAAAGCCCTTAGCGGGACCGTAGCCAACAAGGTTTTGCACGAGTACGATATCCTACCATTCATCCTAAAGATCGCGCCAGCGTCGCTCCTAGTGGGGTCTACGACGGGCGTAGCGGGAGAGGGACTAGCCAATAACGGGCTGCTGCTAAAGATGAGCGCAACAGGGTCAAGCCAAGCGGCGGAGTACTACAGCCGAGAAGGTGCTGCCACCTACGCCACCGATGCTCCAACCATTGTCCTTACCTACACAACTAACCAAGCCCCAACTGTTCCGACAAGCCTAAGTCCTAATAGCGGTGCGCTGCAGGCAGGTGCAAACATTACGTTCACCGCCAACTTCAACGACCCAGATGCTGGTGACACAATGAAGTCCTTTGGTATTCAGATCACTGAGGGCGAGGACTTCTCTACTACCCTTACGGATCAAGAAGTAACTGCCACAACGATTTCCTTTGTTTCCCCTATGACTAACTATACCTCTGGTATTATTTATAAATGGCGCGTGCGCGCAACAGATGCGGCTGGTGCAGTGAGCGATTGGTCGGAGACGCAAACGTTTACTGCTCCAACAAACACGTCAACCGCGCCGCCACCGTTAACGGGTAACACAAACTTTGCCACAACGCAGACTCCAACGCGTAGCAAGTACCGTGTAGAGGTTTACTCTATCCTTGCATCGCTCAACGGGTTTGACCCAAAGCCTATTGCGGTACTCTTTGACGCTAAGAACATTGGTGTTGGCACGCAAGTCAACGGTGCTGGAGAATGCTTCTTTACGCTAGTCAACACACACGATCAGATTGAGGTGATTGATCCGCAGAAGACCTTCTTCCGTATCTGCCGATGGGATAAGTGGGCTGGCTACTACCGAGTCATGACCGAAGGACTCATTACCCGCAAGGAAGAGGGTAGGAACGAGACGCTCTTCTACGGCATTGATAAACTAGGAATGCTTAACCGAAGCATGGTCTTCACAGATACGGTGGGGGCAACCTACTCGCACGTATCCGTAACCCTCTCACAACTCCATGACTCTATCCTGCGGCGTACTGGGCGAACCGCAACGGTGACTGCTGCAAGCGTTGCATCTGGCGAGATCACTTACACCGCAGCCTCCCACCCATTCCGTGGTGGAGATGTCGTTACCGTGGTCGGGACGACTGGATTAGACTGCACGCTATCAACAGTGACCGCCACAACTGGCACTACCTTCAAGGTTAAGTCGGCATCAACGGCAAGCGCGTGGACGGGCACGGCATCTTCCACCCTAGCAAATTCGGTGATTGACTTGGGCTGGGGCGAGTCGCCGACGGATCTCTTCAGGGATTATTCCGTATCCAACCCATCTTCATCCGCTACCTCGTCTGCAACCAAGAGCATTCAGGTGTCTGGGCAGAATTGCCTTGATGCTATCTCTGCCTTTTCCGACCTATTGATGGCAGGAACAACGAACAAGGTCATCCTTGAGAACCCAAACATTGGCTTGCCAGCCGCAGCAATTGAAACTATGAACGTCGGTTTGCGCTACCGCCACCTCACCATCACCGACATTGTCAAGCCAGGTTGGTGGCTGCAGTATGGCGTGAACGTCAAGCAGTACAAACTCAGCGACAACCTTGACCAGATGTCTACCCGAGCATCAGTCATCAACCGATCTAACATTGGCTCAAGCCTTACAAGCAGCCCTTACAATGGCGACACCGACGCAGATCTTTACGATCAGTACCTGCTCATCCAGCGTATTGAGGTTACCAACGAAGAGCGCAACGAGATTGATTACTCGGCACAGTTCCGATACAACACGCATCCTGATCGGCTGTTTACGTTAGAGGTAAACGTTAAGCCAAACTGGATTACTCCATTTGACGGTTACACTGTAGGCGATGACTTGACTGTGTACATTGTGGATCTTCCAGTTGATCTTAAAAAGGATCTAACACTTGTTGCACAACAGTGGATTGCAAACGATAACGGTGCTGAGTACATGGCGTTTGCATTCTCACAACGTATGGAGAAAGAGTTCCTCATCCGAAAGGAAACGCCTCTTACGCCAGATCCTACTGGTAAAATCTTGCCCGATCTTGACCCTACTCCGAAGACTGTAGATGAGGGAAGTACGCTTGATCAAATGCGTGGCGCACCTGGTCGTGGTATAGTTGGTGGAGAACCGCAACCAGATCCTATCGTTGCACCTCCACGTATTATCACGCCGCCACAGCCAACGCTTCCACCAGAGGTGACACCGCCACCGCTATTCCCACGGAAGCCAGTGCTATGACAAGCGCAAACTACAAAGCCCTTATTGACGGGATCACGGAAGTGAGGTCCGATGTGAATGATGTAAGAACCGAATTGCTCACGCGACTTGATCGCATTGATGAGCGGCTGCGGCATGTAGAAGTTTCGCAAGCCAAGTCCGACATCCGAACTGTGGAACTATCCAACAAGTGGAAGGCGGGAATCGCTACTGGCATTGCTTCTGGTTTGGCTGCGCTGATTCAGGCGCTCCTCCAGAAATAGGGACAGGCTGTGGGGAGGAAGCCACAGCCTGTCATGTTCACTACTTCCCGAAGTGCTGGTATACCGCCGCTTCAATAGCCGCGTCTACCGCATCGTAGTCCACCTTGATACCCCTGTTGGCAAGAAGGCTATCAACGAACTGATGAGCCTGTGCCTTCTTGAGTTCACCTGATTCCCCAAGGAACTGCTTCTCTACAGCAAACACTGCAGTGCCAGCAATAGCCGCAAGGATACCATACTCTCGTGCGGTAACGTTAGCCTTGAGCCACCTGTCCGCAGAGCGGAGCACAAGTGCAACAAGTGCAACGATTGCCGTAGCGAGTACTGGAGCGAGAACGTTAATAACTTCCTGCATATCAACCACCTCGGTGCATGTTTCGGATGAGGCGCTTCAACTTGCCGTAGACATCGCGGGTCACGAAGACATCCGCAATGTTGTGCTCAATGATCAACTCATACGATGCCTTATCCCCGTGGTCAGCGCGATCCCAGATGCGCGGATCAAGCGGGGTCTTCTTCGTTTGCACGCCAAAGTACTTGGACACATTGTCCAGACTCTTGCGTCCGACTCGTACCGCCGAGCCAGTAGCCTTGTACATCAGGTCAACGTGCATGACTGGGCTACAAGGATCTTCACCCGCTGCCACAAGGCGAGCGTTGATGATCGGTAGGTCAAAGAGCATGCTGTTCCAGCCGACAACGATGTCGTAGGACTGGAGGCTTTCCTTGACTGCCTTCACAAGAACTGAGTCGTCAGTCCACGAAGTGCCCTTGTACTTAGGATCATCCAGTCGGAAGATCTCTAGGTTGCCGAAGCCGTCTACGATACACACGGAGAGGATGCGGCTCCAAGCGGAGTACGTCGTCTCAATGTCGTAGAACGCAATCGTCGGTCCGATGTATCCCTCTGGTGACTTGGTGTGATAGCCCTTCTTGGCAGGCTGCTTCACAGCCTTCCCCTCAAAGTCATCACCCTCAAGGTAACGCTTGTACATCTTCTGCACTGCGTCCTTGCTCATACCGACAACCTTACCGATTGCCGTGTACGACTTGCCCTCTTCCTTGAGGGCAATTACCTGTCGCGTAAGTGCGTTGGACATCTCAGTCCTCCTTGCTTGTTAGGCGCATCTCGTTCCGCAGTATATCTGCGGCGTGCTCTACGCCCATTAGCAGTGCGCCAACCATGTCGTTGGGCACCAGCCCTTCCGTAACCATTTTGACTACGGCGGCTCTATACTCTTCATCGGTCTTCGCATTACCGACAAACATATCCATCTTCGCTAGTGCTACCCGTGCCGCTGCGCCGTGCGCTGCGAGTGGGCTAAGTTCAACGCTCATATTCAAGCACTGCTAGTACAACAAAGATCACAGCAACTGCCGTGAATGGCTGAGGTACTAGGTTGGTCACGAGTCCAGCGGCTAGTGCTCCAAGTGGAACAGCGTAGTCGCGTACTGCACGAACAGCCTTGACGTTTAGTCGCTCTAGGAACGTTGGCTGCGGAGCCAACTCCTCTTCGTTAGTTGCCATTAGAACTTCACCTTCCCCGTGATGGCGAGGGCAACGTCTGCTGCCTTCTTCATCAACTCTACTTCTACGGGGTTCGTTGGGTCAGGTTCTCCCTGTAGCCCAACGCTCTCCCGCATTACTGCGTAAGCGTACTTGAGCGAGTACAACCAGTGGGGGAGCATGTCCTCCACTTGTGCTTTACGAACTGCCATCGGTCTTCCCTCCCATATAATCCAGAAAATCCGCGAGTTCCATCGTGATGAGGATCCTTCGTTTGGTTCCTGCGCCAGGCGAATCTCCGATAACAACAGCCCTGCTCCGCCCCGCCACGGTAGGGATAGTGCTGAGCCACCCGTAGATTCGTTCAGGAAACGCGGTTCCCACTTTACACTGGATGACGAGACGGTCGCTCGTGACATCGTCCTTGCCCCCGAACATCCCTGTCCGTTTGCCTCCGACGATACCTGCCACCTCCCTTTCAAAAGCGATCCCTCGCTTGCGGTTAAGACGACCGCCTCGCGCATCCACGTTACGCCTTCTTCAGCGGACCGAACACCAGAGGGGATACCTCATTGGCAGTAAAGTCTGCATAGGTCTTGCCCTCAACGGTGCGGCTACCGCCTGGTCGCCACTTTCCGATCAGGTGTGCCGTCGGTCGGGGGTCACCCTCAGCAATAGACATTGCCTTGGCGTACACCTTCTCAACATGGTCAGCAAGACCAAGGTCAAACACGGTGATGTTTACGTAGCAGTAGCGGCTAGGGGCTTCGCCCTGCTTGCCGTTAGAAAGCCACGCGTCGTAGCCTTCCGCCTGCCATGTGCCATAGAACTCCAAGATTGGCGTGCCGTTCTTGGTGGTCTTGCGAACTGGTGGCTTCTTGTCGGACAGCCAGATATCAATACGATCTGCCATGAATCCTCCTTACTTCTTCTTAGGTGCTGACTTCTTCTTCCCCGTTACCTTGGCAAGAAACAGATCAAACGAAGAAGGCTTGCTCTTGCCAGCCGTCTTACTCTTTGCCTTTGCTGCTGCTGCCTTGCCAGCCTTCGTGTATGGAAACTTCTTACCGCCTACTGTTGGCATAGTTACCTCCTAGAAATCAAAGTCCGAAAGGTCAGCCGCTGCTGCCTTCGGTGCTGCATCCTCTGCAAAGATCTTCTTTGCAGCGGTGACGACAGGGTCTGCCGCCTTCTCATTCTCTGGGTCATCACCCGTTGGGATCAGGAAGCCGAGGAGCAGGGCGTACTTGAGTGCGCCAGTCATCGCCTTATAGACCGCCTTGTCGGTGCTGTCTGAACCAGAACCAACCGACTGGAAGGTGACGAACTCGCCACTCTCTGAGTCGGTGATCTTCCATGTGATGCGCAGGGTGACGAGTGCCTGCTTGCCGCTAGGGGTTAGCCCTGAGTCGGTGACCTCAATGTTCTCTGGGATCATGGTCAAGCCACGCTCAGCAAACTCATTGCGGATCTTGTCGGCTACTGCTGCAGCCTGAACATACTTGTATCCCTGAGAAGCATTCGTCCCCGTCTTCTCAATGTATCCGACAGCCTTAAGGATGGCGGACAGTTTCGTGTGAATAGACTTCATTGGTTCCTCCATTTATTATTATTAACTAATACTATTCCTACC